TAGTCAATAAATCCCTTACCTTTCAGAATAAGGTCTTTTGCCGATTGGGGAAGCGATTGCATCTTAGAGATGATGTCGCTTTCGATATGAGCTGGCACTTGTTTGAATACCATCAAACCTTTTCCGTTCCATCCACTTCTGCGGATAGCTCCACCTTGTTTCAGAATTTCTATTGCATCTCCAAATGACATCAGATGTAAAGGTGCTTCGGGTGATCCGTCAGCCCTACCTATGCGACATTCCAACACGTTAATATACCTGCTCATAATTCTATGTTGCAAACGAAGCAAATAGTTCTGATATTTGTCAGTCACAACTTCGTCTATTTTTCCTGATTCAATAAATGGAGAGAGTTTATCCATCTTCTCATATAAATCTCGCATTTCAATATGCAAGCGGTCAAGGAAAGTATCAGCTATTTTATATGCCTTTTCAAACGCATCTTTAGGTGACCAGCTTTCATATCCATCTTCATAACGGACATGATAACCCTCATCATCAAAATTTTCCGTTGACGGTTTTTCTCTAAGAAGATGTTTTCCCCACGCATCACCTCTTGTCATAGGTTCTGCTTCAATTTGTTTTGTTCCAATGTATTTTTTCATATCTATAAAAATTAAATTATTCCCCGGGAGCATACGTACCGGTAATCGGTGCAGTACTCTTGTCGGTTAGGGTTGCTGTTCCAGTGATAGCAGTTCCAGTAATTGTCAGTGCTATCGATTGGATTTTTGCACCAGTATCACCCTTGTCTCCCTTCGCTCCAGCAGTACCTTGTTCCCCTCTATCTCCTTTGGGTCCAGTTTGTCCCTGTTCGCCTTTATCACCTTTGGCGCCAACTACACCTGCATCTCCTTTCTGCCCTTTGAGGTTCTTAAAAGCGAAATTCAGCTTGCCTTCTTTCATTGTTACATCCACAGAAGGTGTACCTACATTAGCATCAACGCTGGCAGTCGCCCCGGTTACAGATGAGCTATTACTATCTACTTGAGGTAATACAATCATCTTTGCGGCAGTAACAGCGGTAGTACTGACAATGCGAATCATCATTCCGGCGGGTACACAAAGGTCAATTACCCGCTGATAGGGGCTGCCAAGTGGAATCACATCATAAGCACTTGGTTCCATATCAGGCATATACCGATAGATTTTTAACGGCTCTACATTTTTATTATCCACTTGAATGATGCAAGCACCTTCAGATACAAAATCGGCTATATACAAGCCATCTTTCTGCTTAAAATTAATATCTTTCATCTGATTAATAAATTAGATTGTTATTACATAGTAGATTCATTGAATACGTTTCCAATATTGGTTTTGGCAGCTTCGGCTTCTTCTTTTTGAATCTGATCTAAAGAAGACTGCGGGTCATCGGAGTAACCAGCCATCTTGATAGATTCAAGCTGGCTGAATATCGGTTTGCCACCGTTCCCTTTCATGACTCTATTAATTAGCGCATCTTCATCGTTTTGAATGAATGGCGTAATAATATGCTCTACCTCTATGTTATCTATTTCATCAGCCCACGAGATATTCATCATTTTTAAAAATGCCTTGATAACATTACATTCGCGCTCAAAGAATTCTATCCAGGCTCCTGATTCATCACCGATTTTCAAATGGGCGTCAGACAATAACATCTGTCTCGCGTCAAATCCTATATTGCCAAGGCTTTTCATGTTGTCAAAAGAAAGGTCGGGCATCTGAGCCTGCATGAAGAAGAGCTTTAACAAGGTCTCTACATGGTACTTCAAGGCTTCTATGGCCTGAGTCCATGAAACATAAGCCACATCACCGCCGTTCTCTAACCGGAACAGTCTGCGTGTTTCCCCCTTGTCTTCATCGCCAACCAATTTTCCTGTCACCTTCAATACTGGAGCGGAATTGTAGGCGATGACATCGGAATTGCGGGATAATGTATATTCAATTTCTTCTCGGATGTGTGATAGTCCATAATATATAGGTTCAAAACGAAAATTGTAAGCACCTGGAATCTTACCAAGTAGAAGATGTATTTTTTCTGGAACGATGACAGATACCCAATCGCCATCTTCCTGTTTCCATTTATAGTGTTTGTCGGCTGTATATGTTTCAAAAAAAGTGACTTCTTTGTCTTTATTTTTTTTCTTATATTCAAAGGACATGGCAATCATATCGCCCAATTCGTCAAACAAGGGGTATAATCCAACTCCTTCCATTGGAGAATACGTTTTGCATTTTAGCTTATAATTGCTTTTGAAACCATATAGAGTATTGGGCTTCTCTACTGCATACCAGATGGTGAAGATTTCGCATGAAGCGAAATAAGCATTGCCGCGTTTGATGTTTTCACTGTCAATGCGGGCATATTTATAGATAGTTTCAATAGCCTTGGCTATCTGCCGGCGTTTCTCGTTGTCTTCCGTATTATGATACACGCGTCTTACTGGAATTGCAAAGGCGAATTCCGTAGCACGTTTGGTGAGTAGTTTTTCGAGTCCGATGTAAATGCGCGATGCCTTTTCTACTTGACCGTCAGACTTCACTTTGTCCCTACGAGTTTCTTTGTCACTTACAATCTTATGCTTAGTAGGTTCATAATCTTTCAGTAGCTTGCTCCATTCAGGAACATCTACAGACTTATTTTTTAAGTCATTGATAATATCATCAACAGGTCTTTCGCTGTCGAGAATAACAGTTATTTCGTCCATAATTTGAGTACAGTGCTCCTTCGCACCGTGATATGTTTCGTATTTGCAAAGATAATTATTTATTTGAAAAACAAATAAATATAGGCTATTTTATAGGAATATTACACAGAACTTCTTGAGCGCAATCTCCTTTCAGATAATCCACAGCAATAGCAGCAATGGATTTTGACTGGAGAGTTTTCAACTCATGATATTTATCAAATCCTACATCGTTACTTTTGAGTATCTCCAATGCTTTCGTATATCCTTCTTTCACGGAAGCATTTACAAACTTGTTTATTTTCTTTTTCTGCAATATGGCCTCTATCTTATTGATAGTATCGGCAATATGCTCTTCCTGCGGAATGGGCAACTTTTGCCCTAAGAATATTGCCATACGGTTTAAATCTTGCTGTTTCATATTTTATGATTTAATTATAAGAAATCTTTCATTACCTCTTCATCGCTAACAGCCAAATAATCATACGGATAAAAAGTATTCGCAAGTGCGTCAAACCAGTCAGGAGAACGCTTAATCCGTTTTTTTATATCTTCTTTCGGTTCAATGATAATACTTCCATTACTCATAAACTTCCAATGGGTTTCTGTAGCCTCTTCCATAAGTCTGTCGCAGGGTGGGAGAGCTGCGCCAAATCCATTCTTAGGGTTAAGCCAATCACGCACAGCCCAAAATAGATAAGCCCGCATATTGGAAAAGGTATATTCCCCAGTTATGTCATGCAGCCCACGTGCGCTTTCTGAAAATTTGCAGGAATAGGCATTGTTGTAGCCAAGTTCCTGTAAACGGGAAAACACGCCAGCACCTTCTCCAATGGTATCTATGAACGCTTTAGTACCTTTCCTGTTAAGGTACTTAGAAATCATTCCGGCTACGTGCATGTGGTCTGCTGTTCCGGCTGATTGATGGGCTTCAAATCTTGGTACATAATTTCCATATCGGGGACATAATACACTATCATCACGCCCCATACCTGCAACATCGGCACCGACTTTGGCTTTTTTCTTGGGGATAAAGCCTTCTTCTTGCAGTCTTTTCCAGTTTTCATTGGCTATCTCAATCCATTCGTAGGGGATAAGCACATCTTCAGCTACTTTAGGAAACATGCCAAGCACTTTTACGCGGAACAAGTCATTTGGCCGATACAAGGCCCCTTCCCAATTAAAGTCACCTTCGCCTTTATTGAAATCATCTTGCTGGATAAGTGAGCACCAATTTTCCACTTTGTCCTTTACCCATTCATAATCCACTTGACCGGGAATGACTATTTTCTTGCTTACGACATTCTCTGCATTAAGGGAGCTTAATCTGAATTTGGCAAAACGGTCAGATTTCATAGCCCGCGCTGCATATCCAGTGGTTACGTTTGGGTTAAACACAATAAGCAAACGTGAATTTCCCTGCAAGTTACCTTCGATGGCATTGTAGATAACTTCTGATATACCGGAGGCTTCCGTGACAACAAACAGCGTATTTACGGCATGGAAACCAGACCATGCTTCCATATTATCATCACCTGATTTAAAGCCGGTTAAGAACCATTCTTCATAATCGGTTCTGATTCCGGAAGACAATAAACGTCCGGGTAGGAATCCTGCATTCCGAAATAGCCTGGAAACTTCCGGTATCATAATATCCTTGACTTGGCGACCGGACGGAGCTGTCATTGCAATTTTGGTATTCTTTACCAATCTTCCATTAACCCAGCGTGGAGTAAGATACATAAAGCACATAGCGGCACAAGCGGCACAGAAATCCTTTCCACGTGCAGTACCAGAAGCAACAGCAGTCATTCGGTTGTATTGAACAGAATGAATGATGTCTTGTTGTTCCTTATCCAAACGCGCTTTCAGTACATCGGAACAGAACTTGCACCAATCGTCCCTCCATGCTTGCATATACAAGGCAGCTTTGTCGCTCAAATTCATTACTTATCTATTTTGTCCGGCAATTCTTTCATCAAACTTTCAAACGGATTGACATTTACATCCTGTTCAACTCGTTCAACATAACCACGTTTTTTACCTTTGGTTTTTAAGTAGAAAATAATCGCAGTCAAATCATCATTATTGATTGCAGATAGCAATTTAGATTCTACCACATCAATAGTTTCTTCCTCAACTTCTTCAGCGCGTTCCTTAAACTTAGGGTCGTTCTCTCTCCATTTGTAATAGCAAGTTCTTGTTATGCCAACCTTTTGGCAAGCATACGAAACAATTCCATGACTGTCACGGAAATGCTTCAAAAACAGCTCTTGTCTATCTTTTTTCTTCATTGTGTATAGCTAAAATAATGTTTGCTGGTATCCGTTTACAGATACAATATTTATTTTTTTCTTATATTCAATAGGGGTATTAAAGTCGTTCCCAAAACCAGTTTTTGTACGACTTAAATACCTGTCCCAAGAGGAATTATCGTACCACCCGTTTATAAAAGGATGTAAGCTGTTTTGTTCAGACACAATGAAATCCTCTTTAGTTCTCCCTTTTGCTTTTCCAATATAGGTATGACAATCATATACATATTCGGGTAATTTAAGTCTATTTTCACTACAACACTTTGATAAATCAACATTAGGGATGTCGTATTCATAAAACAAGCCCTCATTGTTTAATCTTATTGATTTCATAAGTAATACTATAGCTTTCGCAATATAGATGGATGTGGACTTTTTCAAATCTTGCGCTAAATCTATATTCTTTAAAGCAATAAACTCTTTTTGAAGCTTAATATACCCATTGTTACTTGCTATATTAAGAATTAAATCCCAAAAAAAACTTCTATACCAACATCTGATTTCATTAGCTGTATATCCTGTAATGTTATCATTATTATAGATGGCTTTTTTGAACTCATCTTTCATAACAAACAAATCATGACCATTTTTTGTAAGCAAGCCTGAAAAACCGTCAACGAAAGGTATAAAATCTTTGGAATTAAGAATATTGCATGCAAAATAATCTGCATCTCTATTTTTCCTTGCGTTAACTAGAATATAAACAGCTTGATAAATATACTCTGCATTGTTTTTTGTAGCATTATTATCATCTTTTTCTTTCAGTTTCACTATCAAATGTGTTAATGGGTCAAAACAATCTTCCGCAGATGTCACTAATAAACGTTTCCATAAATATCCACGATATGATACTGCCATTTCATTCGATGCGTATAGAGCATACATCAAATCTCCTCGTCTTATAGCTTTCTGTACGAGCGATGAAATATCGAACATATTATGTCCTTTAGGTGTTGTAAGTCTTTGATTCATTTCGTCACTAATTTTAGTTATTATTGATTATTTTACTATTCAAATATACATATAAATTATTGAAAATCAAAGATTTATAATCTAATTTTGCGCTATGGAAAATATTTTATCGCAAACACTTTTAACGCTTTACATTGATTTTTGCTTGGTTTTTATTAAAATCATAATCGAAATATTTTAACCATTTATTTTTCATCGCACTCAAGAATTTACGCCTGGATGATAAGCTCCTGGATTGCCCTCCATCATTAACATCTTTTTGGGCAAAAGAATGGAAATACCTTGGCTGTAAAATTATCCTATTTAAAAGAAGTTCCTGCATCACTGTATCTATGTCGGACATTGCGGAATCGCCAGGTATATACTTAGCTTTTAAAGCGCATTTGTTAATCCATCTTGTGCCCCCCGGCATACCTTTAAACGTAAACTCCTGCGTATAGTTATAGAGGGCATACTGTGAGTTATCACAAGCGAATCCTAGATTCAAATCATACAAAAGCTGGGCGATACGCTCTATCTCAGATGTGGCTATTTCACGATAGTTCTCAAACTCCGTCTTGATATTGGTATAGGTATCTAAACGATAACAAAACTGCTGTATGTCGTCATCGAGTATGCAAATCACATCTTCTGGTGTGTTTTCAATTATCCAATAAAACGTTGTAGTGAATGAACTTATAGGAGTTCCACATTTTAATGTTGCATTATGTGGAATAACAAGCATTTCTGTTATTCCAGCATTCATATAAGCTTCCGCTTCTTCTTCTCTTACAACATACACGCAATATTCGAGCAAATCTTTGGTGAGAATTTTATTGCTTCTTCTATAAGACATTACATATATGTTAAATAAAATATTCTGCTTCAAAACGCTTTCTTATTTTTAATTTATCATTAATCTCACAATTCACGTTATTGACGTTATATCCAAGAAGCTGCTTGCATCTTAGATATGGAAGATTACATCCGGCTTTTGATACAAGGGAAACGGTGGCATTTATTCTTGGATTGATTTCCAGCAAAACCACACTATCATCATCATTTAATATGAAATCCACTCCGACATTCCCATCTAACTTTAAATCAGATACTATTTTCGTGCAAATATTGTATGCTGAATTGTTGTGTCTAATTTCCCCATACAAAATACATCCAAATTCCAATAGATATCCAACATACCCACACATATATAAAATCTTTCCATGGTCAGCCAAAAGGCTTACGGTGTAGTCTAAGCCGGCGTGATATTCCTGGAGAATGATTGCGTGGTTTTTATTTTTATCAACAACCCTACACAGCTGTTCAAATGAAATAAAGTGCTTCTTTCCGTAAGCATGAAAATATGACACATCGTCACATTTAATATCATCGACTACAGCAAAACCTTTACCACCCCATGCGTTTGATATTTTACAACAAATAGTATTACAACGATTTTTGAAATCTATTACATCTTGTATGCTTTTTGCTACAATTTGAACAGGCATATATTGACTATACTTACGAGACAATTCGATTTTATCATTAGCTATTTTCAACGAGTCAAGGGATGATACAGAGACCTTAATTCCATTATATTCAAATAACGATTTATTCTTTGCAAGCAATTCAAGCTCAGCAGATAGTTTAGGTATGATTATACTTATATTATATTGTTTGCATATTTGCAATAATGACTGAATATATCCTTTATCTCTTATGTTAGGCAGAACAAATGTTTTCTCACACAACGATTCTGAAGGCAAATCTTCTTTTCGGTTGTTGGCTGCATACACTTTTACATCAACATTATCTTCGTTGTTTCTTAGGCATAAAATTAAATCGCTTGCCTGCATTGTACAACATGTAAGTAGTACTGAAAATGACTTTATATTATTCATAGTACTTTGAATCAAAGTATTTTACCATTTTTAAATTTCGATTGATATTAAGCTTATACATTGAAGTATCGCCTAAAAGTCTTTTACATCGTAAATATGAAAGATTACATCCTGCTTTCGCCGGGAATTGTAGAGTGGCATTAATCCTTAAATTAACATCAAGCAGCAGGACAGTACCATCATCTTTGACAATAAAGTCAAATCCAACATTTCCATCTATGCCAAGTCTTTGAACAACCATCTCAGCTATTTCATAAGCCTTTGGTAAATCTGCGATACGGCCCTTTACGACAGCACCGAATTCAACAACATCGCCCCAATACCCACACAAGTATAATACTCTGCCATTTTCAGCTAAAACACTAACCATATAATCAGCTCCTTTATGATATTCTTGTAAGATTATACCATTAGGAGATTTTTCGACGATTTCATACAACTGCTCATGCGATATATAATGTTTCTTCCCATAAGCATGAAATAGAGATGTATTTATACTATTTTCATCATCAATCACGGCAAACCCCTTGCCGCCATACAAGTCTGCTGGCTTACAACATACAGACTCGAATCTTCCAATAAAATCACGGGCTTCTTTGACATTGAAAACAACTTGCTGGGAAGGCATAACATCTTTGAAATGTTTCCATAGCTTAATTTTGTTGTTGGCTATTGACAGTGATTCTAAAGATGAAACTGATACAATAACTCCATGTTTATTGAACAAATCTTTATTCTTTGCCATAAGAACAAGCTCAAGTGAGGACGTGGGCATAATTATATCTATCGAATATTCTTTGCATAAAAAAAGAATATGATTGATATAATTGGGGGCCGTAAGCTTTGGGACAACAAAAGTCCCGTCACAACATGATGATGGAGGTAAATCTTCTTCGTTGCAGTTTGCAACGTATACAGACACTCTGCAATTCTCAGGATTATTCTTTAACGTATCTACTATGCCGATAGCGTGAAAAGAACTACATGTTAACAATACACTGAACTCTTTCATTTTGCTTAATTTTATTTAGCATCTACAATTTTCGCTTTCATCTCATCATACCAAATGGCACGGGCTTTAATCTTTCGTTCTCCATTCTTCCCTTTGGCTACAAGAACTTTCTTTCCATCAATACCAAGTACACGTGTTAGATTGAGGTAATCAATCTCATTCCGGCATACAATCATAACATAGTCGTACTTTTCATACCGGATAAGTTCCATGTCTTTAATCTTTATATCGGTATTCGGGTCTGTCTGCGGCAACTCGAATCCAAGATTCAGATTAAAGTCAGCAGTCCAATCTGCCAGCTTATCCATATCCCAATCTCCTGCATGGGTGTTTGCTTTTATATTAATGGCTCGGAGTTCTGTTTCCGAGTAGCCAATTAGCTTTTTGCAAAGCACAGTCTCATTTTCACCTTTATTCGCTTTCAGTGCATTTACTCGTTGGTGTCCAGAGATAATGTTGTTATGTTCATCTATTACGATGATGCCAAAATCACCAAACTGTTCCAGTGATTCCTGCAACTCCTTCGCTTTCTTTTTGGTAATCTTTCTTGGATTACCTATATCGTCTTTCAATTCTGAAAGAGGAATTTCAACTACTTCAATACTTTTTCCCATCCCGTTCTTGTCATTTCCAATCGTTCAACTTCTGAGTTAACAAAGCTAATTCCAGCACGCACAAAATGTTTGTTAATGGCATTACTATATGAAGCAATGTTCTTGGGATTAACATAGAGATAGACCAAATCAAGCTTTAGTTCTTCATACGCATATTGCAAAATAAGCAAGGTAGCGCGGCTTACAACTCCTTTGTGCCACAAATCTTGGCGCATAATACAGTAGCTTAATTTAGCTGCTCCGCATGCAGTATTTTTCAGCGTAATATAACCAGCAAACTCACCATTGGCAAGAATCGCAAACATATTATTGCGTGGATTATTGAATGCAGCTCTAAGATATTTCGTTTCGCTTTCAAGCGTTGCAGGTATAGGAGCTTCACTTTTCATGAATTTCCATAGCGCAGGATTGTTCCGCAATTTCCAACTATCCTTTGCGAATCGTTCCGCCATGGGGGTAATTTCAATCTTCATACAAATTGCTCTATAATATCGTTCATACTGTAATATTTATATTCAGCCAGTCGCCCGCCAAAGACTACGTTTGGTTCTTTATCAGCCAATGCCTTATATTTAGCGTATTTCATCAGATTTCCTTCCGTTGGGATAGGGTAGCATGGCGAACCGTTCTCGTTGTAATCACATGGGAACTCATAGGACAAAACTGTTCCATTGCATTGGGTTTTAAGGAAATGCTTGTGCTCAATCATACGGGTATATGGTACATGGCTGTCAGTATAGTTGATTACGGCATTTCCTTGTAGATTATCCACATCTGGCAAATAGGTTTCTTTGAACCTGACGGAGCGGTAATCCAATTTGCCGAACCGATAATTGTAGAACTTGTCTATCGGTCCGGTATAAACAATATTTCGGGCAAGGCTACTTAATCGCTCGGAATCATCAAAAAAATCCGTACCAAGCGCAAAGTTTGAACCAAGCAGCAGACGTGCAATAAACTCTGTATATCCACATTTAGGGATACCTTGATACTTTTCGTTGAAATAGTTATTATCGAATGTGTAACGTATAGGAATACGCTTCATAATGGATGCAGGAAGCTCTGTACACTTCTTTCCCCATTGTTTTTCTGTATAGCCCTTGATAAACATTTCGTATATTCTTCTTCCAACGATTGAAAGACAATGTTCTTCAAGATTCCTTGGGTTGTCGAATACGACCTTGTCCCTTTCAATGGCTTCCTTCGCAGCCGCAGGAGTAGTTGTTCCAAATACTTGGTTAAAGGTATTCATATTGAAAGGGAGATTGTAAATTTTACCTTGGCAGTCAGCAAGGGGAGAATTGATAAACGGAACAAACTCACAGATGCTATTCACAAAGTTCCAAACTTTTTTGGAGTTAGTCCTGAAGATGTGCGCACCAAACTTATGCACTTCAATTCCATGCACATTTTCAGTGTAACAATAACCTCCGATGTGGTTATTCTTTTCGATTACAAGGCATTTCTTTCCTTGTAACGTGGCTGTATGTGCGAACATTGCCCCATACAATCCAGCTCCGACTATGAGATAGTCATACTTGGGTCTTGTCATTCTACTTTCGGTTATGTATAACTTCATACATTAAGCAGAAACAAACAACCTTAAATCGTTCATTTCTGCTTCAAAAGTACTCAATTTTAATTGAAATTCAAATAAAATAGGATAAAAAATACTATTTTTCGACTTTCAAAGTTTCCACTTTCCAACACTTCATCATGTGATCTGTTTCACGTCCCATATTAAACCATTTGCCTATATAGTTTTCATGGGCTTCTTGTTCAGGCAGATTGATTGGAGTTACAAACCAGTCTTTATTTCCTTGCTCGTCTTGCAGATAGACTTTTACTACTGTTCTCATACTTGCTCTCCCCATAGTTTTTGTGCAAGTTCATAATTCTTCTGCGCTTCATTCACGGCTTTCTTGGCATAAGTGAGAGTGTACGCATGTTCACGTGGGTATTTACCGGACTTCACCCCCTCATGGTATTCTTTCGCTTGTTCCAGCTTATGCTCGTAGAAGTCGATACTTTCAGGCATTGAAAGGTTGATAGTGCCTGCCCGATTCTCCCAATATTCCGCCTTTCTCTCATGTTCGGAAGCCTTGTCGCTAAACTCAACACTTTTCCCCATGTTATTCCAGGAATCTTCTATCATCTTCCGGTGCCGCTTTTCACTATGATGTCCGACTTTGATTGGTTCGCCTAAAGAAAGGAAATCTCTATCTTTATTCGAGCGATTGAAATACTCATTACTCTTTTGCGCTGCCGATGATGCCCATTCATGCCTGCGTTCAGCTCTTTGCTTCGCCCATTTCTGTACATTGAATCCGTCAGCCCGAATGATGGAGTAATAATAGAAACCATCTTTCTCGAAAATTATATTAAAAACGATACTTTCATTTTCTTTGCCGTACTTGGTTGTAACATTTATCGTTTCACCTTTCTCGTGCCTTTTATCGCACTTTGCCAAAAATACATTTGGACAGAATTTGTGATAAGTGTTCATTGCTCTTATTGTTTATAAATTTCTATACTTCGCCATTCTTTTGACATTCAGTTCCCAATCTGTTTTCACGTAATTCTCAACATCTTCTAAACTTCCAATCTTTTCGGGTATTGATGAACCGCACATATAATATTCGAAACAACCATTTTTTTTATAGATGTATCCGTATGTTGTCCCTGATGGAGATTTGCAGATAGCTACTTTTTCTTTCATTGCTCTTAATTTTAAAATGATGGATCTATATAATGATTCTGATAATGCAGCATAAGAAGCACTCCGTCTTTGTACGACTGTCCTTCTGCTACCCAATATCCGTTTCTTCTTTTAGTGAATACTTTTGCAGCGCCTTCAAGTTCGGGCAAAATTTCGTACTCTCCAGCGTAATAATCAATACACTTGGTTTGATTGAAAGTAACCTCAATCTTATACGGAGAAACTATTTTTGTTACTGTGGCTGCACGTTTATCAGAGTAATAGCATATTGTGCAGCCAAGTCCAATTTCAGGAACAAGATTCTTAATTGCTTCATTCTTTTCTTTATCCTTTTGTTCTCGCCAGTCTGAATATTTAATACCACACTCGGCTGGATATTTCATGTTCTCTATTTCGTGAAGTATAGCAAAACTTTCTTTGCTGGTTAAACTACCTGTTGTTTTCATTGCTCTATGGTTTATCCGTTATACGTTGCTGTTATTTTTTTAGCATGAAGTTCTTTTCTCAAATCACCGTTCTTGTATATTCTTACAGATACTATTCTAACAGTATCGGATAGGAAACGGCCACAGTCTTTTGTTACCTTTTGTTCCAGCTTAAATGCCTTTGCTAAATTTTTGGTACGCTTTCTTATGGTTTTCTTGAATCCGAATACAATATCTTCTGTATCTATCTCAAAAGAGTATGTAGTGGAATACATTGCTCTTTGAAGTTCTTTAGTTAGTTCTACTGTTTTATTCATCGCTCTATATCAATTTAACTATTCATTACTTTAAGCCAAGAAACTTAGCTACTTTATTGGTGACACCAGTTGGAGTTGTGCAATGTGAAGGATAATCTACTGGACTTGTTTTTCCGTCTTGCCAATATAAAACTTCAACTGAAATGTTATTGCCAAAGAAACGATAACTGATAGCAGCATACTTATCTCCTTTGCGAATTTCTCCTTCGAATAAGTTGTAGCTATATCCATCCAATGTACTTGTAATCGCTGATTTAAGTTCTTTTTTGCTCTTTGGGGTAATAACTGAAGTTCTCATTGTTCTTTACTTTTACTTATTATTAATAGGTGTTATTTTGATATTGTAAAGATACTTATAATATATTGAATATCAATACATTACATCTAAAATATTCGTTACATAAACTATGTTTAACTATTTGATTTACAGATACTTTGAAGCGAGGATGGACTCACTTTTCTCTATTTCTTTATTCGTGTCAATACCAAGCTGCTGGTAGAATGAAGCGTTACCAGCAAGACTTTCACTTGCAATCTGCAAGGTTCTGCGCTCTTCTTTGGTGAATCCGATGCGGAATGTGCGGAAAATAGATAATGCCTCTTTTAGATTTCCGGAGCGGAGTAGGGAAGTGGCTTTACTTGTTTTTGTCTGCATAATCTACAGTTTATATTTCATAATCTTCCACAGGATAAAATTCTCTACCTTCAAAATCATCTGCTGTAAGAACGACTTCTTCGCAGTCTACCATTTCTTCTACCTTCTCAAAAGCTAAATCGTAATTTTCCGCTTCCACCTCTACCACTTTAGAGAGAGTTTCCACTACTTTGATTCTGTACTTCTTCATTTCATACTTCCTTTCTTCAATTCATAAATAAGAGCATCTCTTGTCTTCACTTGTGCTTCCAGTAAGCCATTTGTCCCGTCTTTCTCTGCATGCCTCTAAGGTAGGTGCACAACAAGAAAACAACTCACCACTTTCAGTACGGTAGTCGTACTGGTACATTCTCACTCTTTTACCTCTCAACCTGGTGTTGTAGGTAGTGTAATTCTCTTTGCCGGGCTGGC